CACATATCCCCTACCATAATACTTAGTACATATAACCTACAATATATATCTATCCATCCTTCCATCCGTACATATACTATAACACCTATCCTATATCCTATATACTATACCATACTACAATATATATTAGGGCAAGAGCCTAATGCTCCAAACCTTAGGTATCGTACTAACGTACTTAGACCTAAAGGTTATCGTCCTAACGGACTTGGAGTTCTATTAGTGTTACATACATATGCTACCCGTTCGCTTCGCTGTCCGCATATGATGGTAACCAGTACCATACTATATATAATAATTAAGCTTAATGTATATATATATAAGTTACTCAAATCGATAGACTATCTAAAGTAAAGTAGAACCTACGTATAGATAAACTATATATATATGCACTAAACTAAAATAAGAAACTACCAATAGCATAAGTCTACAAATAAAGTAATCTAAAGGTTGCTTAATGCGTCTAGCATTAGGTGCAACACTAATAGCACCCTGAGTACGTTAGTACGATTCACGGAGTGACAGGGAAAGAGGCTCTAAATTACAAAAACTTCCAACATTAAATTCCAATCAAACCCTGTGGGAATCTACTATCACATACAAAAAAACACGTATTTTTAGCCATAAAAAATATAAGTTGAGAATCATATAAACATTGCTGTTATTACAATACAGTATTATTTTCTCACCTAACATGCCATTTTAAATACAATTTTTTTGACTTTTGTGTACAACTTATGTTATACTATCGGCATGAGTTAGAAAAAGAAGTTATCACATTAAGATTTGATAGAGAATAACTTTAGGTAGTTATCAATCGCAAACGCTTCTAAGCTTCAAATAATCGTTAAGATGAAATAGTAAGCTATAACTTAATAGGTCTTTAACAAGTTAGAATGAGTAAGTAGATAATGGTAAATATATACTGTGTGTACCTTTAGGAGTAATACCACGGAGTTTGATAACATTATAATCGAAAGCTTAAATAAATACTAGATGTTATTATGAGTAGCATCTATGAATTCATTTAACTATTTAAGAAAGAACTATCATGAAAATAATATTAACAATAGTATTAGCCTTATTCATTACAAGTTTAATAGGATACATAGGGGCAGTAATAATAGAATCAATACCAGACTACATTAAGACAATCTTTGGTATAGGATTCTCAATCTGGGTATGGTATATGATGTACAAAGAACATTCTATTTAATATATAAAGGAGTAAGAAATGTCAGTAATATTAATCATATCAATAATAATCTCACTAGATGAATACGCATCAAGAAAATCAGATGCATCAAATAATATACCAAATCTATTTAACCTATTTAATAAAGGAACAGAAAATGAAAGAACTTAACACAACAATAGAACCAGTTATAGAAATCATCCTATCACCTAAACAAGTAATAGAATCAGTAATACTAAACTATATTAAACAAGATAAATATATGACTATAGAGAATGCCTGTGGGTATACCATATTCAATATTAAAGAATCTAACATGATTATAGCTATTGATAAGATTAATAAATTCTTAGGAATTGGTAGCTATGGAAGTTAAAAAATGTGGTAAATGTAAATGTAAGAAACAGCTTACTGAATTCTATAGAGATAAAAGTAAGAATGATGGGCTAACTAACTACTGTAAGAAATGTAAGAATGAAATACACTATAAATTAATGCAGAGAAAAGAAGAAATAAATATCAGTAGCCCAAACTGGCTCAAAATAATAAAACCAAATATTAGAAAAGGGAATCTATAATGGAAATAATAAAAGAACAATCAATTATAATTACAATTAACCAAGTAATGGGTAAACTGTCTAAAACTGGGTTAGCTAAAGATAATAAAAACCAATTTCAAGGATTTAACTACCGTGGCATTGATGATTTATATAATATCTTATCCCCTATTCTTGTTGAATTTGGATTAGTAATTATGCCTGTCAGGATTGAGAATAAGAATATACGTATAGGAACAGATAGCAAAGGCAAGCAATCAGAAAATATTAGTGCTGAAATAGTATATAAGTTTATGCATATACATAATGAACAAAGTATTGAAGCTGTGATTTGTACTGAGTCTACAGATAATGGAGATAAAGCAGCGTTTCAAATGATGTCAATGGCTTATAAGTATATGGCTATACAATCATTAGCTATACCAATTGTAGGTAACGAAGATGGTGATAGCAAATCTCCTGAAGTACCCAAACCTACAGTACCAGAATTACCTAATGAACAACCAACTGAAGAACTAATAACTGAAGAACAACGTAATCAACTAAGAGCATTAGTAACATCATTACCAGACAGCCATCAGAAAGTAGTCAATAAAATGTTAATGGATGATAATACCACTTCAGCTAAAGCTCAAGACATTATATTCAAAGCTAAACAATTTATTAATAAAGGTAAATAAAATGAAAAATACAAATAATGAATACACTCCAAAATTCAAAGTTGGTGACGATACATTTGACCCCAATATATTAAATGTTCATTTCACTATAGCATACATCGGTCTAGGTCATTACTTCTATCTTAACAGCGAAACTAGAAAACATGAAAGTATGCTAATAGAACCATTCGATAAGACACACCAATTACGAAAGGTATAACAATGATACTAGACTTAGTCCAAGGCAGTGAGAAGTGGTTAGAGGTTAGAAAGTATTGTGTTAGCGCTACAGATGCATCTTCAATCATGCATAGAGCTGGATTAATTAAATATCCATATGCAAAGGCAAAAGTAGAAACACATATCAAACATAAGATAGAGCCAAGTAAAGGTAATAAGTTTATGCAGAAAGGCATAGAATATGAACCATTAATTATGCAAAAGTTACAAAAGGAAAATCCTACATTAGATAATCTTATAATACAAGTTAATAATAACATGGCTTCATTCGATGCTGTTGATGTGTTCTCTGGTATCATTAGAGAAATTAAAACATCTAGCACAACATTAGATAAGATTAAACTATTGATACCTGGATACGTTTGTCAAGTAGCACACCAAGCCTATATACTATATGACGAGCTTGAACAAAGTATACCACTTGAACAACTAGACTGTAAAATAATCTTACTGCAATTCTATATGGAGGATGGAGTTGAGTTAACTAAATGGCATGTTACTAATATCGACATAACTAATGACAATGTTAAATACAGCTGTAAGACATTAGATATAGAAGATACAATTGATTTAAGTGTATGTCATTGGAGAGAACTTTGCGATAACTTCTATCTAGACTTAATGAACTATCATAATACAAATAACATTTTAAAGGAATAAACAAAATGAGTAAATACAAACAACCTGCTTCAATATATGGAATAATACTCAAAATAGATAATATGATTAGCAAATCTGGGAAAGAGTATAAACGTATAAAATTAGCGTTAAGCAATGGTAAAGACATGGTCACTAAGGAATATAAGCCTAGCACTATGGTGCAGGTAACATATATGGGTGAAGCATTACCATTTAATGTTAAAGATAAAGCTACATTTAGTGGTAACCTAGATTTTAAAGAGAACACTGTTGGAGATAAAACATACAACAACTTAAGTATGCTTAGCTTTGACTGTGAATTAGAAAGTAAACAACTACCTATCTTAGAAGAAATAGAGTGGTAATATTTTAAATAATTATTAGGAGATTAAAATGGATAACGAATTCAACTGTGACTTATGTTTCGAAACATCAGATATAGAAGAAATGTCGTCGGACCATAATATTTGCCAAGCCTGTGTGGATGCATTAGCAGAATGGCAGGATGAACTAGATACACAAAGGTTTCATTCAGCTTCATACTTAAATAGCTTGAGGTAGTATCATGGAACTGAATCAATTACTAAAATACTTATCTGATAACGACATTAAGGATTTTGATATAGACAGTGGGTATATTAATATTAGATATGGGAATTATTCAATTGATACCCAGATTGATAACCCAAATCTATTAAAGATTATAGAAGCTCATGTTAGCAAGTCTAATATATATCAAAAGAAAGCGGTATTGTTTACTAAACTATATGGTGACCGCAATATAACTTTGAAAGGATCCCATGATGAATAAGATAATTAATATTAACCAAGTAACAATGAGTAGTCGTGAGGTTGCTGAGTTGACTGGTAAAGAACATAAGAATGTAATGGCAGATATTCGTAATATGTTTGAAGAGTTAGGAGTTCACTCAGCTGAATTTTCAGCTCAGTACCAAGACTCAACTGGGAGAATGCTTCCATGCTTTAATCTACCCAAGAAACTTACGCTTAACTTAGTTTCTGGATACTCAGCTAAGCTAAGAATGAAGATTATAGATAGGTTAGAGGAGCTAGAAAATAGCATTAAACCATTGTCATTAATAGATTCTACAAAACTTCTAATAGCTATGTTAGAGGATGAACAGCGCATAAGTGAAGAACTTAGATTGAACTTAGATGAATCAAAGCAATGGTTCTCTATCAAAAGAGTGGCTTTCTGTAATGATGTAAAATGGACTACCTTATCTTGGCGTAATTTAAAACATCATGGGGTACTAAATGGGAAAGAGCCACGTAAAGTATTTGACTCTAACTTTGGAGAAATTAATGTTTACCATCGTAGTACTTGGTCAGCTATATACCCTAATCTAATTCTACCAAATGGAGAAGATAAATGAATAAGATAATAGCTTATATAATATTATTCAGTATAGTATTATCAGCAATCATATCTGCATATAAGTATGCCTATTGGATAGGATATAATGATGCTGTTAATGAAACAATAGCAAACAATCAAGTTATCATTGACAAAGCTAACAAGGCATCAGTAAAGGCTACAGAAGACCATGTTAAATATATCATCAAGAAAGAAATAGAGTATAAGTATATCTATAAAGACTTACACAAGTATGATAATGAATCATGTATTACACGTAGTCAATTAACTAAAGTATTTAATGGAGAAGTAAAATGGATGATATACTAGAAGAATTAAAACGAATCATATTCGTATCAATATTATTAATCGTAGTATTTATATGTGTAACTTCATGTGCTAGTATTAAACAAGTGCCAGTACCTGTAAAGATTAATACTACTATCATAACCTGCCCAGACATACCAATGGCAACTGAGTCTAGTGTATTATATGATATAGTAGACTTACATAAGAATTATGAGATATGTAAGCACCAGGTGCAAGTTTTAAAAGACTTATTGCAAGGAGAATAAAATGGAAGAGAAAAAACTACCTATTATAGATACTATTGAATTACCCAACGAAATCAAAAAGATTAAATACCACCGAGGCATAAAAAGTGAATGGATGATTGGTAATGATATGTATAAAATCGAGGGCTATGATCTTAACTACTTCATGGATATGATGGGTAATGTTAGATATAAATTTAATAAAGGGATAGTACATAAACAGTGGCTAGTAAGAGATAATAATGTGGTTGTAACTCTAGTAGATAATGATGGGGAGAGGAAGAGAATACCACTAGCCAAGTTGATAGCAAAAAACATGATTGATAACCCACTTAATCTAAAATATATCCACTTTAAAGATGGGAATAGAAAGAATACTAGACCTAACAACTTAATGTGGGTTCCTAAACGGTCTCGATATAAACAAAGGTCTCGTAGATGTGTTATGTATAAACCTAATGGCAAGATATTTTTAAATTCTGATGTTGCATGCTATGCAATGAAAATACAAAAGTGTACCATACAATCTCATTTAAAGAGAAAGGATGGATTATATTGCTATATCAGAGGAGCACAAGATTATGCAATCACACTCACAGAAATAGACAACAAAACTTTTTAAAGGGGTAATAATGAATATACCTAAGTTACGTGATTGGCAAGTTGAGGCTCTTGCTGAGTATGATAAATACAAACATCTTAATAATGTATTCAGCGTTTCTACTGGGTCAGGTAAAAGTATCTTGTCTCTACATATTATAAGAGATAGATTGATGGAAGGCAAAAGGTGTATATTTATAGTCCATTCTCTATCTATACTTAATGACTTTATAGAAAAAGCAACTGCATTAGGATTTGACTTTGGAGTAATGCAGGGGAATAATACCCGTGATATAGATAAACAATTTGTTATAGCATCTACTTTATCATTAAAGAATTCTATATTTGACTCCATATTTATTGATGAATGTCATTTAGTATATAAAGGTTTAATTAACTTTGTTAACTATAACCCACAAGCAGAAGTAATAGGATATACTGCTACTCCTTTCAATCCTAATATGAATAAAATATTCAACAATGTAATCTGTGTTACTACTGCTAAACAACTTACTGAAGATAAAGTACTTGTTCCTCTAAAGATAAAAGTAGCTACTCAAATTAATCTTAGTAAGATTGGCTTAAAGAATGGTGAGTATATTGATAGGGATATCGAAGAGGCTGGGAATGAAATACTAGGAGATACAGTTAAGTTCTGGCAACAGTATGCTTCAGATAGAAAGACATTAATATTTGGAGCTACTATAAAACATGCTGAATCTATTACTCAATCATTCTTAGACGCAGGTATTGAATCAGCTACATATTGTGCTAATACTAATGAAGAATCTAGAGCAGAGATGATTAAACAGTTCAAAGATAGCAACAGCAAGTTAATGGTTCTAACTACAGTGTCAGCATTATCTACTGGGTTTGATGCTCCAATAGCATCTTGTATGGTAGACTGTAGACCATTATCCAAGTCGCTTACATCTTTCACCCAAGAAGTTGGTCGTATACTACGTAGCTACCCTGGTAAAGAAGATGCATTATATATAGATTCTTGTGGCAACTGGAAACGGTTCGGTGAAGAATATGTTGAAATGTATTGTAACGGTATTGATAAATTAGCTGAAGGAAAGAAAGATTCTATCAATAGAGCTAAGCAAGAAAAGAAAGAGAAGAAACAATTAGAATGTCCATCATGTAATAGTATATTAATAATCGGTAATAAATGTATGGCATGTGGATTTGTTATTCTTCCTACAATAAAGCCATTGGAACATATTACTAAAGATGTTATATTAGTAGATAAGGTATTGGGTAGTATCGATACTACTAACATTAACAAAGAAGAATTGATATGGAAGATGGCATGTAAGGTAGCTGTAACAAGCAAGAACCCTGAATGGAGGGCTAAGTTTCTATATAGGGATATATATAATAAATTACCACCAACTAATTGGAAATATGAAATAACTGATATTGAAGTAACTAAAGAGTTTCATAATTTAGTTAAACATAGAACTATAAAGTTTTTGAAGGGGCGCCTAAAGTGGACTTAACACAATATATATATAATCACTTTGGAGTATTAGTAAATGATATTCAACCCAACAAATATACAAGGTTCAAATCTAAAGGCAGTAATTATTATAACTGTACAGTATTTAATAAAATTAATATAGCTTGGATAACAGTTTTCACTACAGGGCAAAAACTAACTTGGCTATCTGAAAGTCATAGAGATGAAATGAATAATCTTAATAAGTTCCAACGTGATAAATACTTACAGAAATTACAAGAAGAAAGTAATAAATCTAATGAAGCTAATAGTGCTATTAAACTTAAGTATATATCTGAAGTATGGGAACGTCTACCTAAGTTGACATCTAGAGTAGGTTATCTACTAAAGAAAGATATTCCATTAAGGATAGACTATAAAGGATTTAAAGATGTAGTAGCAGTCCCTCTATACCATATCAACGGCTCAATTGGTGGGATACAATATCTATCTGATGATAAGAAGTTCGGTAAAGGTAGCTGTACTAAAAATACTTTCTATCCTATCAAGCAATGTAGATTAAAGGATGCTATAGTAATATACTTTGTAGAGGGGATAGCGACAGCAGAAAGCTTATATAGACTACTATCATGCATATATGACCATACTAATTATGCAGTTATAACTTGCTTCTCAGCTATGAATGTTAACAATGTAGTAACTTTATTCAAGCAATACTTTAATATGCCGATGATTATTGTAGCAGATAATGATAATGCAATCCTAAACCCTATAACTACTTGTATTAAGATTGAATATATAGATAATGAAAAATTACCAGATAACTATGATATATGGGATATTACTAACCAATATGGTATCGATAAAACTAAACAAGCATTTATTAATAATGCATTTCTACAAGGAGTAATAATAGAATGAGCAATATTATGGGATTAGAATTACCACTTCCTAATTTTAAATTATCTACGAATAAATCTAAGGGTATGCACTGGGGATATACTAACAAAGCAAAGAATAGTGATATTGATATTGGATATTATTATTGCAAACAATATATTAATAATAACCCAGTTGTCTTTAATAAGAATGATAAATTAAAATACACAATTATTTTTTATACAGAAAAATCTAATAGAGATTGGGACAATATGGTGTCTTCATTTAAAGCTATGTCAGATGGTATATTTAGGGCGCTTGAGTTAAATGATGGACATGTAGAGGAAGCTGTAATTATAAAAAGAAAAGATAAATATAATCCAAGAGTTTGCATAACACTAGAAGTTCTGCCAATTTAATATAGGTTAATCATTTTGAAAGGTTATAAAATGATATTATTCGATTCAACCCTTAAACAATATTATGCTAATTGTATAATATGCTCTAATAAAACAAAACACTACAAATATAAATCCCATGTACGAATAACATGCTCTCATAAATGCGGTAGAATATACTTACATCATATAAATGGCATTAAAGATGACAATAGGATTGATAATCTTCAATTAATGACAAAAGGGGAACACTCTAGGTTGCATAGATTAGAGGAATTAAAACTTGGTTATAAATTATTTGTTAATAAAAATCAAAGGAGGGAATAAAATGAATGTAACAACAGTTGAAATAGCACAGAAAACTAATATAAGACATGCCGATATAATGAGAATAACTAAGCGTTTATTTGATAAGAAATGCTTATCTACTAACACACAAATATCTAATTATATGTCTCGTGGTAGATTATATAAAATGTATATATGTGATGAGTATGATGCCAATATTATCACTGAAATTATATTAGCTCAGAATAAATATAAAAGATTAACTACACGATATCAAAATCCTGTACTAGATGGTATTATAGAATGCGTAGAGGAAGACAAAGAGCTATCATTAGCTAGATGCCCAATAGAAGAATTAGGTAACTTAAATTGGTGGCTTAATCAACTCAAAGTACTAAATAGTAAACCAGAGAAACACATATCCAGAATGACACATAAACAAGCATTTAAACTTAGACTCAAACGAATGAAAGAATCTCTACATTATAAAAGAAAGGATATATAGTAATGGTTGAATATCTAGGCTCACAAGTATCAGCAGAAGTAATTGTATGCTGTCTATTAATCATATATGTACTATTTATTAGGGATAAAACCCTATAGCTTAATATAATATGGTATAATTATGCTTTACTAATAACATTTTATGGAGATATATAATGTTGACTTTACAGAAAATAAATGAATATAAGAAAATTACTGATAAATATAATTTTACTAATGATGGTCTTGCAATGTTCTTGGCACAAAATGACCACGAATCTATGGGGTTCACTAGGTTAAGTGAGAATCTAAACTATTCAGCTGACAGGCTATTAGTTATATTTAAGAAATACTTTAATGAAAGTAATGTATATACTTATGCTAGGCAACCTGAGAAGATAGCTAATCGTGTCTATGCTAACCGTATGGGTAATGGAGATGAGGCTAGTGGTGATGGATTTAAATACCGTGGTAGAGGTTATCTACAACTAACTGGGAAAGATAATTATAATAGATGTGGAAAATCATTAGAACTTGATTTAGTTAATAACCCAGATTTATTACTACAGCCAGAGTATGCAATGATGTCAGCAATATGGTTCTTCCAAACTAATAATATAATAAATAATACAGATGTTGAATCAGTTACTAAAAGAGTAAATGGTGGAACTCATGGACTAGCAGAAAGACAAAGGCTATTCGAAGCATATAAAAAACTACTAGCATAATAAATAACCCCTCTAGTAGGGGTTTTCTCATTTCATATCTATATGAATATGCAACTCTATTTCATCTCCAAATACTTAGTTACTAATTGAGTATATCTAATTTGTAATCTCTCCTTACGCTCTTCATAAGAAAAACATAATTGTATCATAGATGTGTCAAACTTCTGCAAATCATTTAATAGCCTTAATTGGCTTGGTGCAAGATTATCTCTCAGACAAACCCTATCTATATTATTTAACTCACAATACTGTTTAGCTTTATATCCTAATACTATTTTATTAATTAAATCAGCCTCATTCGAATATAACCATTTATCTGAATCATTTCCTGTTACTAAGAACTCCTGTATAGCATTAGTTAAGTCTGGGTATTCTAGTCTTGATAAAGTTCTCAATTGTTTACGTTGTTTCTCTTCTTCAAGTTTATTCATAATCCATTCATCTAACTGTACAGCAAATGAAGGACTACACCATCTAGCAAAATCAATTGCTAATAAGTTATGTAACCAAGTTCCCTGATATTTACCACCCTGTTTTATTGAGATAAGTTCGTTGCGCGAAATAGCGTAACGAGAAATTATAGCCTGTATATATTCTTCTGTGCTATCATTCCTTAAATAATTATCCATTCTTTTATCAAACTGTTTTGCTATCTGAGTAGCATTAAACATAATAGTATCTGCCTTAATCAATTGGCTTAAGTCTACTGATACCATCTTATTGTTAATTTGTATTGCTTCTGTTTTCATTATATAACCTTTCTATGGATATAAAAAACCCCTAGTAATCTAAACGAGCGAAGAATAGACTATAGGGGTTAGTAAGTTTTTCAACTTAGATTAATATATTCGCTCTATACAATTCTAAATTGAATACTGTATTGTATCATAATGAATAGTGAATACACAACTTTATTTCTTATTAAGTATATTCTTCCATTTCCTTTTTAACTGTATGCAGTCCTTACAATCATTATGATAATGAACATTCTTTGAATACTTGTTTACAGTATACATATCAAATGGCTTCATTAACTTACATGTATTACATTTCTTCATATCATCCTCCTTTAATATAGTATTATACCATACCTATTAAATATCCACTATTATTTCAAATATCACCAATTGCCGGAAAATATAATAGTGTGTATTTGCAATGGTTTGATTGGTATTTTAATGGGATTTTTCAAGAATGATAAAAAGTATAATAGTGATATTGTGTATAGTACATGCGGTATATCATATAATATCTAATATGGTTTATATTTTGGAAACGGTAATGATTCTTATTTGCATATTAAATATTACCTAAATGATAATGCGACTCATTCGCATTTGTGTAGAGTGCATGGGGCTCATTCCTGCTCTTTCCATGCTCGCTTCCCCCCTGCCAGATAGATATGTGTCTATGCCCGATGCTCTTGTATCTTGCTCTCCGTTCCACCTACCGATGTATACTGTGTAGGTCAGTTCGTTTCACAATGGTCTATAATCATTAATATCGTCATTGGTTTCATTATCCGTATAGGTACGTTGCTTCACTTTAAGTCAACTCTAATGATACTCACCCACTTGTGTCCTGTAATAAGTCTTGGTTGTCGACTTATAGTTTATCATTAAAGCCCCATTTAATTAATATGTTTTGTTAGTGAACTCAATCACCATACTAACTATTTGGTGTTATCCATTACACTCTAGTACGAGAGACAATCTTTCAGTCAGATGGATAACGCAGTTTTTCGCCCCACTACAATTTGTAGGCGAATAGTATACCATATATAAAAGTGAATATACAACTTTATTTAGATAGTTTAGGCATATATAGACTTATACATATATCCACTAAACAAATAAAATACTATAACAATAGCAATAGAGTTTAAATGAGCAGAAACATATCTAGAATCAATTATATATGTATTATGGTATGTTTGTATATGTTAGATGATTTGGATTGATTGTAGAGCGATTATGAAGGTTTATTTTAGCTTAGACTCAATTGAATTATCTATCTTCTTGTCAAGCTTATCAGCAAGGTTAATTATGCTATTTAAATTGATACCTAACTTATTTATGTTCTTTAAAGTTAATAATACTTCCCTAAAGAATAGGAATGAAAATGCATCAACATATATATCATAGAGAGCATGATGAGCTGGTAAATGGATAAATAATATATCTACTCCATTATATTCATAGTTACCTACCACTACATGTGTTAAGTCTAATAGAGTTAATAAGATGGTATAGCCAACTACTTTATTATAACTAACATCCCATAGCAAACACCATTTATGACAATGTTTCTTGTTCACTAGTAGAATGTTAGTATATGAAGTACAAAATACTACAAATATAATTATAGCTAAACTTATTATAAAATTAGGTATATCCTTAGCAATTATATATAAACAATCAGCTAATGTAAGCATTTGTAGCACCTATGATTTTAAAGATTATTAAGCTTAGGTTCATTAGAACGATTATATATATATGTATAAAATACAACTATACTTAAGTCTAATAATAACTCTAATGCATGTGCAATACTAACACAATTTAAATAATCACAAAGCATAACACATAAAAACATAATGTTAACAAACCACAAATTAGCAGTAGTGAACTTAGACAAATCATGAAACTTATCTTTATATTTCTGTATAGTTGGGTCATTCAATTGTGCAACAAAGTATAAGCATAAATACACTACACTCATTAATGCTATAGCTTTACCAAATGGACTATTAGCTAACTCACCCATAATAGGCAAGAACATCCATCTTACGCATGAGTACCATATAAACAATAATAAAGCATATATATTAATTACCTTTTTGTTATTCATTTTCTGTTCCTTTATTAAATATAACAATTAACACTTGTAAAACCTCTTTAAGAACATCTTACAATATAGTTTAATAGATTCAACACTACGTACTACTTTATCTAATTTGGTAATTTTATACCCCATTAAATGTAGCCTCAAATGGTCTGATGTAAATATGAATCTATTATCCAAACCAATGTATAATTTTACCATACTTACACAACTTAAGCATAATGATGAACCATATGTAAACATATTCTGACTACTATCATCATAATCATAATGCTCATAATTCTTAAGAAATGAATGCATAGTACGTGCTTTAACACACCTAAACATTATATTTTGATTAGACATAGGGTTATATATATACCATCTATTTTTAATCTTGTGAAATAAGAATACATGAGAATAACCCAATATAGTATCACTTGGAACAAATACTATCTTAATCATTTATATAACTCCATGCATTAATAGTAGCACCCAACATAGGGACTGCTTTGTTAATATATGTTTGTGCTTTATCTGGGTCATCTTCCATATAATGTACTCCAGCTCTAAGAGCATTATATCCTGAACCATACCAAATAGGAGCATTATATATACCAGTGAATGTTACTGCATGTTTAACCATTGACTTAGTATAATCTTGTATTAATGGATTATCTATACTATGATTAATAATGCTATCTACATCAGTTGAACCAGTAGTCTCCTTGGCATCATCTTTACCCATAACTGCATTAATTAAATGGTTGTATCCCATCTCAAGAGTAGCAAGAGCTGAAGCTGTAGCAAATATAGTTGCACCAGCTCTTATCTTCTTATCACCATAAACAACTTGTGTTAATAAATCCATATAAGTAGCATGATACATTCTAACTGCCCATAACATAGACCTAGCGCCAGATGCTACTGCTGGGTCATACTTATTGAATTGCTTCCATAATGGAGAATATATAGGGTTAGCATCATTAATCGATTTGGCATATAATGTCTTTAATCTAGTACTAACATCTCTATACTTTTGTTTTGTAGTTTCATTAGTTTGAGAATTAGCAAGTCTATCTAATTCATATGGAACAAGTTCACCTTCTTTATTAACAGCTTTAGCTAGTATCTTTTTATCTATACCAGGTAATAACTTCTCTAAACCATTTATAGCATATTCATTCTTAATAGCAGTATTAGCTAGTTTTAATGCAAGTTTCCTAGTCATATTATCTAACATATGCATGCCACCTATCTTAAGATATGAGCGTTGTGCTAGCTTTAAATATGCACCAGTTTTATCAGTAACTCTAGCTCCCATAATATCAAGATGCTCTAATTTAGCCTCCTGTTTAAGACTACCTATAATATTTGCAAATGTTTCCTTTTGTTTATATGGTAGGTTAGCTAGATACTTTAAGTCTTCAGTTGGCGGTTTAGATAATATACCTTTCATCGTATTGCCTATACCATACTTTCCTATTGATTGCACAATTGCATTTGAGAAGTCAAGTGGTAACTTGGTTATTAAAGTACTAAATGGCTTAGCTAATGAATTAGCCAATCTACTAGCAGTTAATAAAGAAGACACACCTTTACCTAATAAACTACCCATCATTGGAGGAGATATATTAGTTATATCATTTATATAAGAAGATGTTTCATTCTTAGTTAACCTATTTAATTTACCTAAATATTTTAATGTAGTTGCAGGGTTATCAGTACCTACTACACGTTTCAATACGATATGGTGTTTTAATGCATTAATATTATCAACTAAGTGAGTACCTATTAATTTCTTATATCCATATTTACCTTCATACTCTATAGCACTTCTAGCATCTTTAAATTCAAATACCCTAGCTTTAACACTCTTTTGTTGTATATCAGGAGTAAAATGGTTATCAACATCTAGAGACATTAGTTTCTCATATGTTTTCTTTAATGTAGCATCATCAATATCATTGCTTAATCTAGGCTTAATAAAATCAATCCATTCTTGTGGTGATGTAGTTCTCATCCTATCTGTGTCATGAACTTGTCTTATATATCCATTTCTATAACCTATTTCAATACCATTATCGTTAGCTTCTATGATTAACTTACTCATCATCTTATTATAGAATACACCAGCCTTAATATCAGTTTCACTTAACCCAATTAATTCACCATTAATAGCTTTCCTAATATTAAAATCATTCTTAGGGTTCATTATATGTGCAACAGTATCAGCATCCTCATCATTTAACATTTGACTATATCTAGCATCAAACTCATTATTACTATATTCTAAATGTGTTGATACATCTTTTAGATTAATATGTTGTGCTTCAAGTTCTTTAGCTCTATTTATATAATTCATATCAATATCATCATTAATAACTGGACTATTTGAATCTAAACCTAGTCTTGTTAATGTATCTTCTTTAGGTATTTCTGCTGGTATTATATCAGGCTTGTCACCTGCTTCAAAATTCAATTTATATACATCTTTACTCTGTGGATTATATTCTAAGTTATTAATAATCCCATAATTAACTAATGGTAAATCTGGGTTTGTATGCATAAATCCACTTAAATCTTTCATTGCTTGGTCAGGTAGTTGAACAGCATCTTCAAAGCTTCTAAATCCAGCTATAGAGTGTAGTGCAGTACCAAATACTCCACCTATTGCACCTCCTGCCAATAATCCTGCTGTAGATAGTTTATCATCAAAATTAGACAACTTCTTTTGGTAATGGTCAGCTAATGTATATCCAAGACCACCAGTAAACTCAGAAGCACCTACAGCAATACCCCTAGCAATGCCAGTAGTTAATGCACCAGCTACTTCACTAACTCCACCAGTAGCTACACCAATTGCAAGGTTAACAGGGTTTAATAATTGTCCAACTACTTCACCAGCTACCCCAGCAACACCTTTAGCTTCTGCAATAGGTCTCTTCTCACGTTCAGGGACAAACATATTACTAAACTCAATAGGTCCATTACTTAACCCTCTTACGAATTCTTTACTAGGTACTGTTTCTATATTATCTATTGAGCCAGTAGGTGTTTCAAGTTGTTGTTCAGCTAAATAATCACTATAGCTTTGTCCACCTTTTATATTTCTCTGATTTTCTGGCATCAAATTATTAATTTCATTCATCATTAATACCCTTTATCCTAATAGTTGATTTTAATACATCCACTATTTTATCACGTGTAGTAGGAGCTGTTGGTAATGTTTTAATATATGACCTAGGAACTCCACCAACAATCTGCTTGTTAGAATCTACAATATAGTAAGCATTACCTTTAGGGCTTAATTGAAGTCCATAGTTCCTAATAGCATCATCAACCTTATCACTTGTGATATTGTATTTCTTAGCTACTACTTCTGATATATTCTTTATATTATTTTCATTTCTTAATATATCTTTATCATTATTGTATACAACAGACTTAGAACCATTTATTTCTAATACTTTAAACTTGCTATCAAATACGCTATCATATGTTGCTGTTACATCTCCTTTGCGTTTAACGTCTATATATTGCTGTATAGCTTGTTGTGTTTCTGGTAATGTAGAATTAATAGCAGATAGCTTGTCATGATTAATCTCCTTATCTTTAAACGGTCTACTAGGTTCAGTTGATATCAACCCAGCTAGATATGATGGATCATCTATAGCATTCTCAATAGCTAATGACTTACCATTTTTAATATCCATCTGATTCAATATAAATGGTGTATATTGTCCAGCTTCTTGTTGTATTTGTTTAATAGTATTAATAGGGTCTATTTGCATATTATTATGTAATACTCTAAATCTTTGTGTCTTCTTGAAGTCCTCTAGTTTAACTCCATTAGACATAAATGCATTGCCAATATCTTGTAGATTACTATTCTGCAGATTATATGCAATATCTGGATTTGTTGATACTCTATCTTGATGTTCTCTAAATTGAGCTTCTACTAGAGATTTTGTAGATGCTGGTAAACTCATAAACCCAGAAGATTGAAACAACCTCTCTCTTGATTCTGGTGAAACATTCTTAGCAATAGATAAGTATTTACTACCTCTTTGTGCTTGTTCATATTTGATAACTTGCTCGTCAGTCATTATTTCAGGTTTCTGTGTAGGAACCCCTGCAACAGTATCTAGTATGAATTTATCCATATCAAAATGGTTTCTTATTTGTTGTATCTCTATTTCTTTCTGCTGTCTAGAATAATGAGTATCTACTGATAATTGTATACTATCTTCCATCTCTTTAGTTAATGTAATACCATTGCTAGAAGCAAACTTAGCAACATCAGTAATGCCTGCATTTATAGCTTGTTGACTAAGTATGTTTGTTTTATATTCATCCTGTGTTTTTTTATATTGTAATGGAGTTATTACACCAGCCTTAAGATTCGCATCATCTATTTGTTTAATCTGTGCTAGATAATTGTTAGCTTCATGTATATTAACACTCTTATTAGCTAATATTGATAACTTATCTTTTGCACCTATACTATCTACAAACTGTTGCTTTATAGCTATATCTGCAGAATAAGTAGCCATCTTAGATACTTCTTGTCCAGCTTGTGAATATGCCATTGAACCAACTTCAGTTCTATACCCAGAATCTATATTACTTAATATATCTGGTAGCGACCTATTTAATTGCTCTGATAATACTTGTGGTTTATGTGCATTAGGTATATCAGAATTAGCTTTAATTACATTGGCTATATTAGATATTTGTGTATTGACTTCAGAGGATATAATAGGCTTAGCAATAGCATCTACATGCGAGTCATATGCCTTAGCATAGCTAGGAGCAAAGAATGCAACAATATCATTAGTTTTATTGAACTTACCTTGTGCACCTTGTGCTATTAGACGCTCTTGTTCTTCCATATCACGTTGTGCATTTTGTGCACCTAATACAGCACCAGCTTTGTCTACTATTGAACTACCAAAGTTATTTAATATATTACCTAATTTACTTGTTGCTTGTTCTGTTATTTGCCCAGCACTAACGTTAGCTGTTTGTGCTACATTACCTTGTTGTTGTAATGGTTGTATTTCATTAGCCATTATATATACCTTATAAAAACATTCCTGCAGTCGCTGCTAATCCAACTCCACTAGATATGAAGCTACCTATACTACCCATTTGTGAAGCTCTTTCTCTTTCTTGAATTTCACTTAATGTATTCACTTGATTATATGCGGAATTCATCCTCTGTAAAGTAGCAGTCATATCATTATTAAATGACATTATCTGCTGATTCCTAATTGTATTATCTATCTGGCTATTTATAGCAGATGATTGAAGACTCATGCCAGTTGTACCTGCCTTAGTTAATTGTGAACCTATATCACTTCCAGCCTTTTGTAATGAGTTTATATCCGCTATATTTTGATTTGCAGTTATTTGGTTTAGTTGTAGATTATATTGCTTATTAGCTAAATCAGCTTGTTGATATAACTGCTCTCTAGTATTGTGTTGGGCAAACATATCCATTATGCCACCTACAAGACTTAACCCAGCTCCAGCACCCATTGCTAATGAACTACCAATTGAAGATTTTGATTCTTTAGGCGTAGTATTACTTTTATATTGTGGTGTATCTAATCCTAACGTATCACCAAAAATATTAGATTTCTTAATTCCAAAATATCCGTTATTCATTATTCAACCTCCAGTTTAACAGACAATGCTATAATTTGAAAATCACTATTATGTTCATGGCTAATAGTAGTTTGTTTGATTACTGAGTACGTATCAAACTGCGTAACTCTTTCTATTCCAGTTCTAGGCTCTGGTAGTTGACCATTAAATAATGAGCCAACATTTCTTATTTCTCCATTTATAGTTAAAGTATAAGTATCTACATAATAGATATTTATCTCACTATACTTCTTCCTCATAAATAATAAATCACCATGTGTAGCATCTCTCATTGCATAAGGATTACTTTTTATAACTATACTAGGTGGGTTATCTATCCCAGATGTATCATCATAAAACTTACCAAACTTAAATTCATATATCTTATTATCAGTGAAAGAAGCAAATATTCTATCTTCACATGTATATATAGAAGTTGGTTGAACATTCCCAAATGTCCACCTAGTCCATCCATCAAGACCCTGAGAAGACATATACTGATATGACAATATACATTTACCATCTGGCAACCCAGTATCTTGGTCTATATTGTTACCTAGTGCAAATAAATATGAACTATTGTCACTAGCCTTATTAGGTGATACATTAGCAATATAATTAGATTCGCATATATGTGTAATACCATTTATAAAAGTTGGGCATAATATTGTTCTATCTATATCTAATATATCTCCTTGAGATGGTGACAAAGATAATATAGCCTTACCATTCTCCTGAACATAGAATATTTGACCATCATGTGCAACTGGTTTAGTAGAGTTACATCTATGATGACCAACCTTCTTAAGATTAATATTTGTAGGAGTAAATGTAGAATTGGTATTGTTCACAAATGCATATATACCACTATTAGCAAATACATATAAATAATCACTAGCTACTAGATTATTAATCTGAGGAGTTACATCTCCACTAATTACTACGTCAAATGGTGAAGCCTCATCATTAAGCGTCTGTACATATGAGAATTTATTTCCAGCAGAACTACACCATATAGTAGAACTATTTGATGGTAAAGTACCAAATACACCGCCACCAGTTACAGGACTACATATAGAAGTTATTAATCTATTTTGGAAATTAGTTACTAAATGTGGAGTATTAGTATTTGTAAATACATTGTTTTTAAATACAGGTTCAGTATATAATGATGTTATACTATATATATTATTCCATAACTGCATAACATTTAAAGTATTTTTAGCATAGACATCAGACTTAATTAATGCCTCTGCTGGTACAGAACCATACATAATAATACCTTGACAATATGTATAGTTGAAAGTTCCACTATTATTAAGTGTTACTGCTGTTGTTGTTTTTATTACTAGCCCATTCATAAATATAAATGTTCCAATTGGTACATTAACATTCATTAATAAAGGGGCTTTACAATATATAGCAACTACATTACCTACTGCTATATAATATCCTGAAACACTTGCATGTAGTCTAGAATCATCATCTCCAAGACCTCTATAAAATATCTGTATACTACTTTCTAATGATGTTGTATCAAAATAAGTACTATTAGATAATCTTGGTACTATTGGATAGCTATTAAATACAAATGGGCTAGCAGTAAATGTATTAGGAGCTGTGTATGTTATATTAATCCATTGAGGAGTAAACAATAAAGTATTCCCATCTTGGACGAACTTTATATTAAAATTTGTAGCTGTTGGGCTAGATATATCAACATTTATAGCAGGATCATTAGAGTCTACTTTATTAAATGATATTGTATTTATTTGGTTTGTACTAACAGCCCATAAGTGGTCTCCAAGTCTTACTATACCTAATAATACCGTATTACCTAAGTTACAACTAAATATATTGCATGGACGCTTTCTCAGCCCACCTTGTTGCATAATAACTACATTATCTAATATAGCACTACCTTTGTCTAGTATATCAGTATCATTTCTTGCAGACAATACTTTAGATTGCATTCCTTTAGTCCAAGATGATTGTACTTTTGTTATAACATTTGGCATTTTAGTATCTCGCAGAAGAATAATAATCACTGATATAAGTAGGACTTGGTTTATCTTTACCATTAACTAGCTTAGCTTGTTGTAATGATTCCTCATATAGTTTGATTAATAATGGCTGTGATGATGATGAACCCATAGCCACACATAGCTCTTTAGATAGCCAGTAAGACAAACAATTGGCAAAGTGTGGAGGATAGCTAGTAGATAAGTCAGATGACGTATATTGACAATCTAATGGGAATACATTACTATATAAATTATAGCCTACTAGTTTATAATCACGTTCTATATATGACTTATTATATATAGCATATATACCATTTAAATCAGCTGGTAAATTATATTTATATTTATATCCATATAATTCATTGTTATCACTTACCATACCTAATGATGTTATCTTTTGAGCAAAGTTCCAGTAATCTAATGATAATAATAATTGAACACCTACATTGAACTTAATCTCTACATAGCTACTAAATTGACTTTGTATCGTATTGTTACCAAAGTTAAGTAATGCATTATTAATGATATCTTGTTTGTTTAAAATGATATTCTCCTTCCATTAAAAAAAATAGGGAGCATTAAACTCCCTATATTATAACATAATATAAACTATGTTGTAGGATTTTGAGAAAGCCATGTCATAGTAGGTACTTTAGTAGTACTGTTTACGTCCTTAACCTGTACAGATATAGAGCCATCAGTACAAGAAATTAGGATTAAATCCCCTTTTCTAAATGTACTATTTACAGCTGTTTCCCATGTAGCAGTTAACTTAGTATCAGCAATAGCCAACACATCTGTATTACCGTCTAAAGAAGCAGTAGAACCATCATAATTAAATATACGACCACCAGTTACCGTAGCAACAAGACTTGTGCAACGTAATCTATTGAAAGATATATTAGACATTAAAAACTCCTTGATAAATTATAAAATTAATTAACATTATAAAATGTTACCTTTTGTACAAACGAAAGCGTATCCCAAACACATAGTTGGCTGGAATAATGAGAATGGATTATTACTAGTACTATTGTTACCAGAAACTCCATTAAATGCTGGAACAGTCACAGGGTGAGTATGAGAACTCTCTAGCAATGTTGTAGATGAACTAGAAGCGCCACTTGTACCACTAAGATTAGGTAAAGTAACTGTTTGAGCTATAGCAGCTACAACTAGAAAGTCCATATCTGCAGGCTGGATATAAGCATTATCACTTCTATAGAAACGTAATTCATCATATTGACCATCTGCATATTTTAAACCATCACTATCTCTAACATATGGTGCACCCAAAACTCCAGAAGCTGGGTTAGTAGTTGTAGCAGATGTATTTGCAGAACCTGTAACTGAAGTAGCTGGATGTTGATGGTCAATACTATGAGTATGTGTCATCGTATGATTATGACCTGTACCTGCACTAGTATTAAACGCAGTATGTGTATGGTCTATAGTATGAGTATGAGTAGGTAAGTTATTAGTAGTCAAAGTATAATTTGCATTACCCAAACTTGTTCCTAAATCATATCCCATGCCAGCACTATGTAAAGTTTTACCTAATGCATTTGGAATACCAAAAGTTGTTGAACCATCACCTATACCATAAGTAGTACCATATACTGCAAATAATTCAGAGTATAAAGTTCTACTAACATTTCTTCCATCTAGTAATAGCCAGTTACCATGGTCTGCATTAGTATAACCATATTTTAAATCTCCTACAAATGAGTCTGTATTTAATCTAGTAACTGAACCTGCTATTTTATTAACTTTAAAATTAGGACAATTAGATAGATATACTTTAGCTCCACTTGTACAATTAACAGTGATGGTTAAATCACCAATACAGTTCTCAAAATATGCTATACCTGTTGACAATCCACCTTCTATAACAATGCTACCTGTTACCTCAACGTTAGAGAATCTATGTAAACCATCCCAGCCACCTACCATATAGATAGCTCTTATACCTGCACCAACGTTTACATTCATATTTCTGAATGTTGATGTATTAACAGAGTCTACCACTATTGTATCATTTGCACCTTGGGTATTTGCAACATCAATACCATCTATAGTAACATTAAATGCTACTATATTTATACTATTAATCCCAGAGCTTTTACCGCATATAGTCATATTAGCTTTTGGAGTAATATTCTCTGTATTGAATACTGCACGACCTTCTACATATGAACCAGGGTCTAAATCAGATATAGCACCCATATATGTTTTATAAGGGAACCCTATGCTTTTTACGTCATCTCCATTAGGGGCAACAATTGCAGAGTCTTCAAATAATAAACCTTGGTAGATTTCCCAGCTATTGCTAGACATCTCTGGCTCTACATTCACTGTGCTATCTACAAGACACTTCCATATATAACCATCTAATACATTGGTAACTACCAAATCATTTGTATTATATACTACAGTAGAATTATAAATCCTAACACCAATACTGCTTATTGCTTGACCATATAGATTAACAAATACAATATCATCTGTACCAAGAACAGCATCTGGCTGAACTGTACACATATACAACCCAGCATCTTCATTTAAAGAAGTTACTTGTGCTCTAGATAGTTTTGCTATAGTATCAGCATCACCAGCTCTCATCCATGGACCTTCAGTATTTAGTATATAAACACCATTAGCCCTAGAGTCTGTTTGACCAGTAACTAAAACTCTACTACTATTTGGAACCACAATCCCTTTATAAGTTAGTGGTCCAGTCAGAGGTATATTAGTAGTTACAGCAACAAATACATTAGCCAAAACATTTGGGCTAAGAAGAGCATCACTAATTGCTTTTGATACATACTTTGGAGTTGTAGCTCTATCATTAGATATTATATCTGCATTATCATTAATTAAAGTATCAATAACATATCTTGGTGTAACAGCTTTATTAGTGGATGTCTTATCAATAATATCATTCTGCAACATAACTATACCTGCAGTTGTTTCATCAGCCATAGGTATATCAGCTTCTACTTCAGTAATAACAATATTATTATTTATATCAAAAGACACATATGCTATGCTATTGCCATCTGTAGCATTAAGATTAATCAAATCACCAGCTCTAAAGTTATTATCAGTTATAGAATTAAAGAAACCAACAGAGCTACAATCAGTAATAGATTGGTTCGCAGACTTAGCATCATAGAACCAAATATTACCAGCGTGCTGTTCGGATACTTTAGGTCTTAATAAATTTGCTAAGGCATACATATTTTAACATCCTTTATATAGCTGTTTTACATGCTATTTTAATTAAAGTACTTGGGCATACAACTGCACAACCATAACGTACTTTAGCGATGAATAACCATGATTGAATCATTTCTTCAAACTTCATTTTAGCACCAGCACCACCCTCTTGAATATTTAATTGGATTGTATCTCTAGAGAATGCAAATGCATATGTACCAGCTCCTGAACTAGGTAATCCACCGCCAGCCATTTTTTGACCAACAATAAGATTAAGCCCTAAGAAGTTACTATATACCATACCACTTTCAGACAATACTTTTGAATCAGAGTAATCGAAGTTAGTAATTTTCTCACCATCAGCACCAGTAGTCAAACCAAACCATGCATTAGCTGGAAGATACAAATAACGCTCTTCAGGAACTGTACCCATGTCATCGTACATTTCTTTAAGCTTTAATAGACCTTTTAGACTTAATACTTGTTCAGCACCTGTATTGCTATAAGCACTTCCATCACCATTGATTCTATATCCAGTATCAATGTTATTAACATCAATCTCATTAGAATCAACAGTTGGAGCATCAGCCATTGCTTTTACTATAGCTCTTTCCACAGCATTAACAATCGCATTTGTTTGTCTACCAACTAGTGTAGGGATATATGTTGGGTTAGACATTTTATGTTGGTCTACTTCACTTAATGTAGAGTCATTTTGCTCATTATGAAATGTCATAACTACTTTAGAAGTACTAGGTTGTGTTGGTTGAATCATCTCACTACCAAAACGTTCATAAGTAGTTTGAATTCCAATTAATGGAAATGATTTGTCTATACCAGATACATCAGTATCAGTAGTTACTAGTTTACGTAAGATACCTTTGTTTTCATATCCAAATTTAATTTGGTCTTCATATTTCTTTTTATATAAAGCTATAAAATCTTGAGACGCCATAATATTAATTCCTTTAAAAGTTAAATAAAAAACCCCAGCCAGTATCTAAACTATGTTGGGGTCTATATAAGATTTTCCTAACAGTATTATACACACTTATGTACAATATGTCAAATATATTTTATTGTATAGCAAATACAAGACTAAAATTAGCTTTTACACTAGTAACTTCTGCACTAAAGACCATATCTATATGTATTACAAATGCATTCTGAGCACCAGTAATTCTAGCTAAATCAAGCCTAGCATCAGTTGTCTTTGTTATATATGCAACACTTACAGGCCCATAACATGCTCTAGCAAAATGAGCCCCTATTAATCCTAACTCATCTAATTGTATCTGTCTAGCAAAACTATTACCAATACTATGAGTCATTGTTATTAACCCACTTAATGTAAATATCTTATTTGAACCTATCATATTATAAGTTAGATGGTCATTAGTTCCACCCAAGTTAATTAAATCACTCATCTTAACTATTTCACTTGAACCTGTATTATCAACTGCTATAAGTCTTCCACCAGGTAATGCTTTTATATAAGAAGCAGAGGAATTTGTACCATTGCATAATGTTATTTGAGACATATTTGTCCCATCATTACCTAATAATATACCTGTATCATTAGTTTTATTTAAAGCTATAAAACCATTTATTGGGTCATGACCTAAATATGTAGCCCAATTACTAGCTGTAGTATGTAATTTATTAAAGGTAAAATCTTGTGATTGATTAATCTTATTATTAGTAATACTACCATCTGGTATAGCAATAACACTAGATACATTTGCCCAGTACTTAGATGAATATTCTGATCCCTCAACAACACCATCAGTTTTAATAGCCCAGTCTCTAGCCTTTTCTGAATGTGTTAATGAGTTCTGTGAATATAATAGTGACTGCTGTGAATAATGTAAAGCATCGTCTACAGCTTTTAATGAAGTATCTAATGCTAATTCAATTAATGCAATTACATCTGTACTAGCATCAGACTCACCAACTAGAACAGCTTTATCTCTAATTTGATTAAGTAGTATTGCAAAAACATTAAATTTAGTATTTACAGGTAATGCATCCCATTGCTCTGGAGTAATAAAGTCATTACCACTGCCATATGGATGGTCAGATATAACTGATACTTTAGTGGGAGCTGTTAATGGAGATGTGAATGTTACAGTTTTATTAGTTATAGTATAATCAATATTGTATACTTTTAATACACCATTAAAATATACCTTCACATTTAATATATCTAAGTAATCAAATAGAAAGCTAGTACTAGTTGCACCAGTTCCTAATGTAACTACATACCTTGTAGATGCGCCAGATATGCTCATGTTATACTGCTTTCATTTTATATAGTTCATTTAATTGGGCTTCATACCTACCAGCATTGTATCTATAGTCAGGCTTACTATATATCTCTCTTATCTTCTCGTCAACATTTATAGAAGGAATAGCATTTTGTGACACAGTATTAACACTATTATTGATTTTTTTCATCATCAATTCTAATGCTTCAAATTGAACTTTACCAGTAGCAAAATTACCAATTGTTTTCATTTGCTCATCTGTTAAGCCTATTCCAGTCAACTGATTACGCACTTTATTTATTCTCTCTTCGCCTAATTCTTTTCTTACTTCTTCTACTTGTTTTTGTTGTACCTCTATTATAGCTTTTTCTTTTTCTAAATATGATGCTGTTATCTCATTGAATGCTTTCTGGCTTAGGTTATGTTCTTTAGCTACTCGCTTAAATAGTTTAACACCATCTGGCTCATCCTCACCATCCCACTTATATTCTTCAGGAGCACCAAAAGTACCACCTATCTTACTCTCAAGCTCTTTATAGCTATTTGCTAAGTCTATTTCAGTCTTAAACTTCTCAGGTAACCACTCTGGTCTCTTATACTCATTATCTACTTCAGGTGTTTCAACTGGTGTATTAGTATTAACAACTGCTTCTGTTGTAACATCGGTTGCTACAGTATCCTCAGTAGCTGGTGTATTATTTAATATAGTGTCGGTCATTTTGTATCTCCCATAAATTTAACAAAATCGAAATCAGAAATAGTCACTAAAAGCTTTATAAAATCATTTCTACCATTGATATATGCCATTTCTGAATGTGATAAATCATTACTAGCTTTTTCATCTAATATGTATGACTTAACCATCCATGCCAATATCTTATTACCTTCATTAGTATTGAATAAGTCATGTATTCTACGTTGGAAGTCCTTGTTAACATCCACATGGTTATTACCAAATATATGATTAAAAATAATATTCTCCTTTCAATTGAATATTTATTATCTACAATTAAGCACCTTGGAACGTTCCAGTATTAATAGGAGCTTGTAAAGCTTGGTTATTCATCTGTTGCTGTTGTTGCGCTTTAGCTGTTGTAATTGCTTTTATATTATTCGCTGTTTCATCTGGAGTATTTACTAAATCCATTTTAGCACCAAATGCATTTGCAACATAATTAGGTATTAACTCTAATTTAAATGCTGAACTAATATACATCTGTGCTTGTGCACCAGTTACTTGTGCTGTATATTGTATAGCCTGCATTAACTTTTGGGCTTGTATAGTTTTATCAGCGTCAATAATTGGACTACTATAAGATAACTTAAGTTTACGTTTAGTACCAGTAGATGTATTAATTGTGATTGGGGTTATTTCACCATGCTTCTCAAGTAATTCAATTACTCTATCAAACATAGGAGTAAGCATCTCTCTTTGTAATCTATTATATGCAGCTCCTAATATATTACCAGCTAACTGCATTCTAGCATTTACCTCAGTAGCAGTTAATTCTTTATTGCCAACAGCTCCCAATATATTAGTCATAAACGCATTATCTATAATAGCATTATTAGACGCTATCTCCTGATAAGCAAATGGTAAATTAGGACTAGTTGGAAATGGCTTAAACATAGAAGATGCATTGTCTAAAGTTATAATAGCATTAGGCTGTATCTTAACATTATTAGGATTCATTAAAGCACCATTATTAGTAACAATAGGAGGGCTTATAACTAAAGCAGAAGCATCTAATACATTCTTCGCCATTATATTAGTCATTTTAATTAGACCAATTAAATCATTTAATATGCCACGTCCTCTATTCTCACCAGAACGTTTGCTCCACCTAAATATTACAAATGGGTTAGTATCAGATATAGACTCTTTATATACTTTAGAAAATGCTGTATCTGTAATAATATATCTAAATTTGTTATCATGTGGGTATACACATTCTACTAAGTCGATATTCTCATTATCAAAGTTAATATCTGGTAGAAGTAATTGCTGTGCACATTTATCCATCATGCCTAGTCTACGGAATATATAATTTATCCTACCTGTATGGTCTTCTAAGAATGATACAGTGCTCATATCTAATGATGTAAAGAATAGCTTATTATTGTCTTCATCAAAGTTAATACTAAATCCACCTGTACCAGCAGTTAAGTCTAAAAAGCTTTCTGTAACTGTTTGGTAAAAATTAGATGAATTTAAATGGTTAAGTATCTCATCAGATATAGGCTCAACCTTTCTAATGAAATCTTTATCTTCGTCAGCCATCTTTAATGGAGCTATATTAAAAAATCTAGAACCAGATGGTATAGTTAATGTTACTAATGAAGCACTAAAGTTTTTAGCAGCGACTTGTGGATATGAATTATATATATGTAAGTCTGTTCTACTTCCTACTACATTCGCATGATTAACACCATTCCATGAGTTACGACTAGGTATAACATGCCTATATATATCATTTTGCATAGGGCGGAACATCTCTAGTTCAACATTAGCCTTGTCGTAGTATGATTTTAATTGTGAAAATTGCATTATTATACCTTTTTATATTAACCAAGCAAAGAGCTTTGACCCTCAGGGTTAAGATTAATTAAGCTAGATGCACCAGATTGATACCCAGCATTCCTCTTAGCTTTTGCAGATAATGCCTGTTGTTCTGCCTTCTTCTGAGAATCTATAGCGTCCTGTTGTTGTTTAAGCTTCTTTGCTTGCTCATCTGCCATAGCTTGAGCTTGAGCTTTCTCTCTATCTATTTGGTCTCTTCTATCTCTAGAACCTGCATCCATTCCAAATACTCCTGCTACTGTATTAGCTGCACCTGCCATTATATATCTCCATTTAAATAATATAGATTATTCACCTTTTTTAGGCTTCTTCCCAGTAGATCCAAACCCGTCTTTACCACGTTTAGTAACACTATTGAATTCATCAACAACTACTATGTTTGCTCTTACTATTGGCATAAATACTAGCTGTGCTATTCTCTCGTTTGGTTCTATTATATATGTATGTGTACCACTATTCCATATAGATAACATTATCTCACCTTGATAATCTGCGTCTATTAAGCCAACAGTATTCGAGAGTATAATGCCATGCTTAGTAGATAGCCCACTTCTAGGTAGTATTATACCACACATATTAGAATCTTTCATATTTATAGATATGCCAGTTCTTATCATATGCCTAGTATTAGGCACACATATTAGCTTATTCTCTAATACAGCATGCAAGTCTAATCCAGCTGACATTTCAGTTTGGTATTTGGGAACTAAAATATCATTATTAATTAGTTTTATTTCTATATCCATGTTATTAACTCCTATAATTATTTAATCTTACCAGTTTTAGTACGAGCAAAACTTCTGTTTGTTGACTTACTTACCATCCTTAAATTAGACTTATCATTGCTACCACCCTTGCTAATTGGTTTACGATGGTCACAATCTTTATTATCTGCTTTATGTGCCTTACCAGCTTTTACCATAATAGACCTAGCTTTATTCCTCTTAGCCCTATTTTTTATCTGTTCAGGCTTACTCTGATATCGATTATATTCCTGACGGTAATTTCTAGTAGTTGTCATTTTAAAACTCCATATATTTAAAAGTTTTACCATAAGCCTTAGAACTTCTTTTAATTGCTACTGCAACATAATTATTAACTTTAGCTCCAATTGATTTAGATGCACTAACTGCACAATCAAATACTTCACCTGTTTCAATGCATACTACTTTTTTAGACATATGATTATTAATTCCTTTATTCGGATTAAATAACTTAAGTCTTTTTGCTTCACTCATATTATGTTTACGTGTACACCATTCTAAGTTATGAATATAGTTATTAAGTTTGTTGCCATCTATATGATTTATTTCGGGTAAGCAATCTAAGTTAGGCATAAAGGTTAATGCTACTAGCCTATGAGCCAGCATAGCTCTACCTCTTAAATCAAACTGTCTATACCCGCTAGTATCTATACTTCCATTCATAAATTTATTACGCTTATAACTAAAAACTCTACCATCTTCGGTAATAGCGTACAGTCCTTCATAACCTTTTATATCTTTGATTTGTACCATTATGAACTCCTAATAATTATAACTGCTCATTCCACGTACCATTATATTGTCTCCCAATAATTATCAACACCAGTATACACATTATTTTCATATGTATATGTGTCCATGCCAATAAACCTATTAGCATTATCTTTCTTATCTTTCCAGGTTTTAATTAGATTCATATTCTCTAATCCCAACACTAAATATCTTAGGCTATCTGGTACATGACTTTGTCTATGGTTTTCTCTACCATCTAGTGGTCTTCCATTATCATCACCAGCATATGACTTAATTCTTTCAATACCAACTTCACATGTGGAATCAAATATTATATCATGCCATACACTTCTAACTAAATGTATACCATCCATAATACCCTTAAATGGTACATTCCTACATGTTATACCTTGTTGCTTAAATAAGTCTTGTCTAGTTCTACCATCTAATTCACTTCTTACATTTCCATCATGAGGAGTAAATAATATGAAGTCTCTCTTATTAATATTTAACTTATCAAATAAACTAAATATCTCACCTATTATCTCACCAACATATACTTGATAAAACTCTAATGTAGCAAATATATTTACCTTACCGTCTACTATTTGACATAATGTAAATGCAGTTGCATCATCCATCTTACCTAAGTCTACAGCACCATATACTGGTAACCCACGTACGAATAAATTAGTATCTATATTAGGTTTAGCATATATGGAACCAACAAATGCACTATCTACGTCATTTAATAACTCTTGACGCTTCATGTTCTCTTCCATTGGGTAACCATCGTATTGCTCTTGAGTCATAATGCCTAAACTAAATACTGTCTCTTTTAGTACAATCCACCTAGGATTATTCTTATATCTTTCCATTAGCTTATAAAACTCATTCTTACCACGAACAGTACTAATAATAAATAACATACTCTTCATAGAATCCCTTAAACATGGGATAATAACATCAAGTGTATTTGGTTTCCAAGTAGCCATCTCATCACATATGATAAGGTCATATCTACCACCACGTATATTATCTACATCATCAGCACCATGGAATTTAATCGTGCTACCATTTGCATAGACTACCTCTGATTGATATGGTATATACTTAGCTGTACTAGGTATTATATCAATTAAAGGTTTCCCACCTGATAATAAGTTCTTCTGGTAAATTTCTTTTACTTGTGCTTTCTCTTTAGCTAGGATTAATACATGTGTTATGTTTGGGTAGTTCTTGCATATAAGTGCATTAGCTTGCCAGAATGCTAATACACTCTTGCCACCACCACGAGGTAATGCCCCGATAAAATGCTGTTTATCACCATTCATCAATTGTTTAACTATTTCTAATTGATATGGTCTAAGCATCTTACCAGTTATCTTATATTTGGGCATTAAATTTCTACCTCTATGTTGATGTCTTTATAATCCTTCTCTAATAAGTCTAATGTACGTTCATGCTTCAATTCTTCTTTCATATATCTAATCTTCTCAATTTGCATAGTAGCCCTAAGTTTCTTCTCAGCAACATAATCACTATACTTCTTGCTGTCTAGTAATGATGCATCAGACTCCATTGTATCACCAATTACCTTCTCTATATATGACTCTAACTCCACTAACTTAGTGCATCTACATTCTTGTGCAAACTGTAGGTCATCTTTAAGCATCTTCTTGAACTCAAACTTACTTAGATTAGCCATCTTCCTAGCTTCATCAATAGTTAAATCTCTAGATAGATAATGTAATACTATTCTCTTCTTACGTGTAATATGAGACTCTTTAGAAGCATTAGATCTAGCTCTATTAACATGCTTCTTAGGTTTAGGCTTATAGTTTCTTATGTTCTCTTCTGCTATAGCAAGACGCTCATCTAATCTTTTCTGCTCCTTAATTCTAAGGTTATTTATACGCTCAAGCTTTAATGCCTCAATCTTATCAGCAGTCTCTTTATTCGCTTTGTCTATCATCTCACGTGTTACTCTAGGTATTCTGAATCTCATGATTAAGCCTCATCGCTATCATCTATATTAGTATAATAACCTTCAGACATACTATTCAATATCATATTAATTAACATATCTGATATAATAGTCAATTCCTTAGTATGGTCACATGAAGAATACTTAGTTGTAGTTTCTTGTAATGCTTTATAAGCTTGTATTAGTTGATTTGTTTCCATAGTTTACCTCTTTCATAATGCTGGTATTATAGCATATATATATAGTTATGTCAATTATTTATATAAATAGTAATGATAATCATTCGCATTTGTGTTGATTTTATTCTCCTATCTTATGGTATTGTAGTATACTTAATGATTCATCAAATGGATTAGGTAACCCATCGTCACCATAATAAGAATCAGTATCAATTATGTTTATTTTTATATCGCTTTTTAAGAATGATATTTTAATAAGCATAAGGTTTTCTTCTAGTGTATTAATTCCATACATCTTCTTCTCCTTAAAATGGGATATCATCAGTAGTTATAATTTCTTCTGGTTTAGTTTTCTTAGCTTTAGCTTTCTCTTTAATCTTAGCGCCAGATAAGGTGAATGTTAGTTTAATAGATGTAACCCTATGATGTGGCTTTTCTTCTTTCATGTTTATTTTTATGCCTTTAGTATTAGTTATTTCATTTATAGCACGCATTAATGCTACTCGTTTAAAATTACCATATGAATCAAATTTATACCCAAGTATACTAGCTAAATCTTCTACGGACTTTATAATATATCCAGTATTTTTAAATTGATGCATAAATTCAAATAACCTAACTGTATACTTACTACCAAATTCACTAATATGTTTAATATTCATCATAGTAAATCTTTCTTTAAGATTTTTGATGTGTGGTAATATATCTGGGTTAAATTTAATCTTTAAGTAAGAATATGTATTATTATATTCTATATATGAAAATGGCATTATCTCTGTAGTAGTTATTTTATCTTCATGCCTAATATATAATGGCTTCTTTAATGCTTCTTTGAAATTCTTTAATTGACTGTATATTTTATCTTTGTTAGCACCTATTAATTCTACACAATCTTTAGCAGTTATCTCTATTGCAACTCTCTTATCAAATAAATTATTATACTTAGATAAGCATAATGAGAATATTTTATAATCTACTAATGTATGTTCTGGGAAATAAGCCTCATTTAATTGATGACTTTTAACTATTGTATTTTTATCTTTCATTTATTAATCCCTTAAATTATTTAAGATACCAGTATTATATCATACATAAATTAATATGTCAAATAATATTATTATTAATATACTTTTTTCTCGTACTTTTTTTTGTATTAATTAACTTACTTTTAGTATTGTCCAACTTACCTTTTGTATTATCCTTATAAAGCATATCTATATATACCAATTGTTTGCAGGTTCCTAATACTATATTAAGAAGTAATATAGTATTCATATATACTGAAGTATATATAAATACTATATTATTGGCATATTGGTATTTTAGTGCATTTTTGTATAAATATTGTATAAATAATTTAGATATAATTAGGACCCCTTGCTCAAACCTACGGTATCGTCCTAGTGGACTTAAACCTTCGGTATCGTACTAACGTACTTTGAGTATGTAATTGGGTAATGCATATGCTACCCGTTCGCTTCGCTGTCCGCATATGACAATTAGCATAATGTTATAAGGTACTCATATTCGGAGACTATTGTATATAAGTAGATTCTATTGCTTGTTTAGTGCATATATATAGGTTACGGAATTCGATACTTTGCTTTTAAATAGCAAGTTCCTGCATATATAGACTTATACATATATATATCCATTCTAAGAAATACATCTAAATACGATAAGTTAGTTTCTCTGTACAAGCTTCCATGTGGGCACTAGCTATGTCGTACCTCCATACCGCTAGATTTAATATATAAATATAGTATATATAGTTTAAATAGGCTGTATAGTACCTAGATTGATTCGGGTATATGTTATGGTATGTTTGTATACCTTAACCTATTATAATTGATTCTAGGTACCTTAAAATTGATTTAAATGGTATATAGGTAAGTTGTATGTAATAGGAAAATTGAATTTGTATAAAGTAGGAAAATTTTATATAGGATTTTAATTTATGGAAAGTGGGAAAATTTCGGGGTTGGATACAATACACCCCTAACCCTTACATATTCCCCCTCCCCCCTATGGTATATGGGATATGATTGGGTATTGGATATGGGATTTGGTAT